AAGACCGTTGATTCTTAACTGCTCAATGTACTCCGTTGCTGTGATTGTCAGTCTGCACGGTGTCGCCCTGTTTCCCTGTGCCTCAAATATTGCCTCATACGCTCCCTGCCAGTTCAAACTCACTTCGTCGCTGAACCAGTACCCCGTGAATTTGAACTCTGCTGTGTACCGTGTTTTCGTTATTGTCTTGCTCAACGAGTTCCCCGTCATATATGCCTTAAAATGGCGACTGTACCCGTCCAGTGTAAGGACAACACCTTTCTGCAACTCTGCATTGAAATCACTGACATGTTTTTGAACCTCGTCTCTGTCTTTTCCTCTGAACAGGACTGTCACTGTCAGTCCGGACAATGGTGTGTATGTTTCGGATTCCGACGGTATCAATGCCCCGTCGAACATCTCCACCGTCACCCCCGTCTGTGGAGGCTCGAAATCAACTGTCAACTGCTTTGCATCGAATGACCGAATGTCTATGCTGTCAATTTTCATGTCCTCACCTCCGTTTTTTTGTTGCTATTGCAAGATTATCACTGACCTTTTCGGTCGTTCTGCTTGCCACTTCGTCTCCGTCAATATAGTTGTGAACCTCGATAAAAGCGTTCACATTCTGATTGATCGCTTTCAGCTTTCGGTCAAGCATTGAGTTCAATTCTGTGTAGAACTCTGCAAGTGGCAAGATTGCCTCTGCTCCTGCCTCTCCTCCGACCATGAGCCTCGTTCCATTCATTCCGAACACTGTCGGACTTGTCATGATTCCTCCTGTTTTGTACCATTCAACACCGAATGACGGTACAGATGGAGGGTTCAGACTGAACGAACCGGATATACTAAAATGTGGCATTTTCAAATGTGGCAATGACCACTCAAAATTGAAAAATCCCTTGATTCTGTCGATAGCATTTGAGACCGCTGTCTTTGCGGATTCCATCTTTTCGCTGAATTTTGCTCGTATGCTCTCCATGACTGAACCGACCGTTGAAAGAGCACCGTTCAATTTTGTCGAGAAAGATGACTTGATGCTGTCGAGTTTTCCACCTGTCAACGTGTTCGCTGTGGACATGAGTGAGTTCATCGTGTCCTTGATGCCTGTGAATGTAGCCGACACAATTCCTTTCATGCCCCCGCCTTTTTCGTTATAGGCAGATTTCATATTTTCCAGTTTTGTGGAAACATTGGTCTTTGCGGTCTCCATGAGATTCGTCGCTGTGTCCTTGATGTTTGTAAACCTCGTTGACCATCCCTGTTTTACGCTCTCGACCTTGTTTGTAAAATCGTTCTTGAGTGACAGGAGTTTGTTGCTCGCATCTGTGTTCCACTGCTGCATCGTCGTTGAAATCGTCGATTTCATGTGAGACCATCCGGTTGACACATAGGACTGTATTCCGGAAATCTTCGTCGTGAAATCGGTTCTGATTTCCGTCAGTTTATTTGATGCGTTTGTTTTCCACTCGGTCATCTTGGATGTGACCGTCGTTTTCATATTCTCCCAACCCTCGGAGACTTTCGTCTTGATTTCCGATGTCTTTTCGGAGAATTTTGTCTTGATTTCTGTCAGTTTTCCTCCCGACAGATTATCAACGAACGTGAATCCGGCTGTGTAATAGCCTTTGATTCCCTCCCATCCTGCTGCAACTACTCCTTTAATACCGCCCCCGTTTTCCTCATAGGCGGTTTTCATGTTCCCCAGTTTCTCCTTTGCGGTGTCAACTGCTGCCCCCATGAACTTTGTGACAGTATTTTTCACCGCTGAAAACGTCTTTGTCGCTGCTTGTCCGACTGCACTATTCGCAACCGAATCTTTTATCTCGTTCACCTTATTCGTGACCGCCTCTTTTGCTTTCGAGAACGCTCCCGTTATGGTTTCCTTGATTGCGTTGAATTTCTCCTTGACGTTACTCCACAACTCGGATAATTTTTCTTTGACCTTATCCCAGTTTTTATATAAAGCGATTCCTGCTGCGATCAGTCCTGCAATCAGTGTCACAATTAAAATAATCGGACACAGATTCATGACTGCATTGAGGGCGGTCTGTGCCACCGTCATTCCTCCAGTCACTCCGGTCGCTGTCGCTGTTGCTGCGGTATGTGCTGCCTCCGCTGCTGCCCCTGCTGTGTCTGCTGCTGTTCCTGCTGCGGTTGCTGCTGTCTTGGCTGTTATCTTTGCGATGATTCCTCCGACAAACGATGCAAACTGTTGACCTGTTTTCACCGTCGTCGATATTCCCTGTGCTACTTTTCCGAATCCGATTGCTAAAGGACCCACCGCAGCCACCACAAGACCGACCTTGATGATTGTCTGCTGTTGCCCCTCGTCAAGAGAGGTGAACCACTTTGTCAGTTCTTGAATCTTTGTCGTCACCTTTTCGATGACTGGTGCTGCTGCGGTCTGTGCTGTTGTCGCCAGTGTTGACAATGCCAGTTTTGCATTGTTCATCGCTATTGTTGCATTATCAATCGGGTCGAGTGTTCCGTTGTATGTGTCCTCGACCGTCGTTCCATATTCTGACATTGAGGATGACAGGCTTGTGAGGTCAATTCTGTTCTCTCGGATTGCTGTCGCCATTTCCGCAGCACCCTTTTTCCCGAACAGTTCTGTCGCAATCTGTAAAGCCTCTGTGTCCGTCTTTGCGTTCTTAATGCTGCCGATTGTCTCCTCCAGTGCGACATCCATTGACTTTCCCTCGGCTGTTGCGTTCTGCAATGCCTTTTTCAGTCCTGCCAGTGCTGTCGTAGAATCAACACCGTTCGCATCGAATTGAGCCATCAAATTGATTGCTTGTGGTAATGACAACCCCATCTCTTTGAACGCTGAATTGTTATCCAGTACATAACTTTCGAGTTTGTCAACGGAAATTCCTGTCTCCTGTGCTTTTGATGTCAGCAATCCCAACAGATTCCCCGTCTGTGATGTGTCTATGTTCCACGCTTTCATGATTTTGTCCACTTGGTCAACAGACTGTGTCACATTCGTTCCGTTTATGCTCGAAAACTGAATGAATTGCGTTGACAGGCTCTCCAGTTCCTCTCCTGTCGAATGAAATCTCGTGTTTACTTCACCGATAGCCTCTCCGACCGTTGACATGTCCTCCGGCATACTTCCGAAAACATTGTCCGCAGATGCGGTCAATCCCTCCAGTGCCTCTCCGGTTGCTCCGGTCTTTGTCACTATCGTGTCATATCCCTCGTCGAGTTCCTTGAACGCTGCGATTGATGCTGCTCCTATTGCAGCAATTCCCGCAGAAACGACGGACATTTTCTTTCCGAAACTCTCCATCTTTTGTCCTGCTTTGTCACAACCGCTTGCAAATTCATTCAGTTTATGATTTTTCAGTTCCTTGTTTACTTTTTCGAGTTCAGATTCCATCTCGACGAGTGATGCTTTTGATGCGTTCGTCTTTGTGGTCTGATTTGCAAGAGCAGTCTCCGTCTTTCCGATTGCTGTCTCGTTTGCCTTAAATTCCTGCTCCAGTTTGTCGAGTTCCTCTTTCAGTGCCTTTGACTGCTCTGAATTTGCTCCGGTCGCCTTTGTTGAATCCTCATAGGCTTTCTTTGCTGCCTCGACCTTTGTTTTCAATTCCTCCTGCTTTGTCTTTTGGTCTGAAAGTTTCTGTGTGAGTTTTGCTTGTTGCTCACTGTTTAATTGAACGATATTCTTTTGCAGAGTGATTTTTTGAGTGAGGCTCTCTGCTTTCGCCTTGAGTTGGTCTGCTGCCGAACCGAACGCTTTTGCTTGCGTCTGTGCCAGTTTGAACTCACTGGATAACATTTTCATCTGTGACGCAGCGGATTTCATTTGTGACTGATAATCAGACGAATTTGCTGAAATCTTCACGCTTGTATGTGCCATCGGTTCTCCTCCTCTCTGTGTTATGTGTTCTCGTTCACCGTTTCAAGTTCAAATTTCAGATATTTCAGCAGTTCAATGATATTTTCTTTCATGCACTGCCCGTATGATTCCCGCATGAGCCGAATCGCAATTTTTGTCACACGGTCAACGATTTCTCCGCATATCTTCCATGTGTTCTGTTCTTCCTGCTCCTCGTCCTCATACCCATTCTCACGGTCATATTCGTCGAACGCAGATGTCTCTCTTTCGATTGGCTCTGTCTCGACAATGTTCAGCAACGCATCGGAAACAATATCCTGCATGATGAAATGAATCCCCTTTGATGCTGTCAGAAATTCAATGACATCCACCTCACCCAGTTCATCGAGAGACATCCTGTTTCCAAATATCTCTTGAATAATTCTTTTGTTGAAAAACAGTGCATCCGTTATTTTGTCCGAACCGTTTTTCTCCATGAGTGCAGCATATTTCTTGTACTGCTCAACCGTTATGTTATTGATGAATACTTTTCCTGTGCTGCAAGTGATTGTTATTTCCGGAATCACTTGCCACTCTGAAAATTTTTCATCATCTTGTCCATTCTCTTGTTCATTTCCTCTGCGATTCCCATGTCAATCATGTTGAACTCGATGACGATTCCTGCTGCATCCAGTCCGCTCTCTGCGTCCTTTAACTCGTCAACCGTGAACTGATTTCCGTATGCTTTGCAGATGAACAACATCATCGCCTCAATTTCCTGTCGTGAGTATCTTTTTGACGCTCTCTCGGATGTCGCAGCGTCAATCTGTTCTGCAAGTTCGAGATATTCCATGTATGTGTCCGCAGACATTTTCTCCATTTTGAACTCTTTATGATTCACGATAATTTTTCTATTCATTGAATTATCCTCCTGTTATATCCTCTCTTGTTTTACGCTGCTGCGTCCGGTGCTTCCTGCACTTTTGAGAACCAGTCTTTGATTGCTGTTGCTGCATCCGTGTCCTCTGCTACAAGGTTGGATTCATCAACAGATACCTCATACAGATTGTCGATGCTACGCTCGTAGAAACTGCCCTTGATGCTCTTGGTTGTAGGTGACAGTTTTCCCTCTTTAGTGCTTGCCTCCTCGCTGATACCCTCTGCAAACTTTCCGACATAAAGCCACTTGAACTCATATTTCCCGTTGAGTTTTCTTTCTCTCCATCCGACAGCGACCTCCGGTGCTCTGTCGTCAGATGACTTTCTCAAGAATCCTTTCTCGTACAACTGCCCGAACAGAATCACTCTGTCCTGCGGTGCAAGAGCATTGATCTCCAGTTCGACATCTGTTCCCTCGTATGAGGTGATGACCTCCTCGGTGTTATCGTCGGAGTAGATTTTCTCACTTGTCCACTTTTCATCAATTTTCGCTTTGATTGCCCTCGCTAATTTCACCGGAGTTCCGGCTGTGTATGCTGTTGCAGTATTGCTCTGCACCAGTGCGATGTAGAAATCTTTCAGACCGCAAGTTCTACTCCTTACAATCTGCTGTGTGGTTTCATTTACCTGTGTTACTGTTTCGCTCATGATTTTTCCTCGCTTTCATAATATTTTGTGAATCGCTGTGCTTTCATATAGATTCCATCTTCCGGTTTTGAATCGTCTCCGTTTCTCCCCTCGAATGAGAACCCATTCTCTTTCATGAGAGACTTGATTTCCCTTGCCAGTTCCACCTCGTCCTCCTTTGAGAAAATGGTGATTTGCAAGGAAAGTGTCACTCCCTCCGCATCATCATCCGAAAAATTGTCATCGGTTTCGCCCAAATCCCACAATGTCACATGACATTTGTTGAGGTCTTTGTCATACCACCCCTGCATCACGGTGATTCCTCTGTCCTCTATCGGCTTGAGTGCGTCTGATGCGTCTTTTATAATGTCCGGACTGCTGTCCATGCTTATCACCCCACTGTCCTGTCTAAATACGCTTGATATTCCTGTTCTGCTATCTTTTGCAGTTCTGCATCTGCCTCCCTGCCTGTTGCATATATGAACTCTTGTGGCGGTCTGTAAATCGTTCCCCAGTTAATAAAACGGACGTAGAAATGACCGCCCTCGTCCTGTGTGTTCTTTTCCCATCCGACATCTGCTGTCGCTCCCGTACCGTTCACCTTTACTTTCCCGATAGGGATTTCATCTGCTGCATGTGCGGACACGGATGATTTTGAACCGAACCCTCGCCCACTTTTTTTGATGTCCTTTGACTTTGGGATTTTTCCGGACATGATTCTCTGTACAACTGGTTCACCTTTTTCAGCGATCGTTTTATTTACCTGTGCAATATCTTCATCCGATGCAGCACTTTCAAACGCTTTCACCAGTTCCTCCAGTCCTTTGAACTCCATGTCAATTTTCATGTCCTCACCTCCGTGTCAGAATGTGACACCTATGCAACCGCACGACATTTCACAAGCACCCATCCGTTATCTGTGAACATCGGTGATGCGTCATAGATGTCGAATCGTGTTCCGTCATACTCTGCATAGAACTCTTTCATTTTCTTTCTGACCTCTTTCATCCGCTTGCAATTCCGAACCTTGAAAACAATGGTGTTCTCAAGACCTGCTTGCAGTGCTGTGTATTTCTCATTTGTTCCCAAACTCTGAACATCGCACCAACACTCATAAAACACCTCTGTTGTCGGTTCTTTCCTGCCCGCCTTGATTTCTGTGGTCACTCTGATTATTTTCACCCGTCCGGTCATTCACTGCTCCCTCCATACTTTTCATTGAGTAGCATGGTTGAGACCGCATTTGTGAGTTGCTGTGTACCGTTCTGATACTTCTCCCTGTGGTCGTACAATTCCTTGACGAAAGAATATACAAGCAATCTCTGACGGGCGGTCAAATTGTATGGGTCGAAATTCGGAATCAGTTCCATCAACTCCTCTGATGCAATCGCCTCAACCATAGTCTCGACAATGTCCTTGTCGTCGTCATAGTCGATGTGATTGTATTTCATGCAGTCCTCAACCAGTTTGTCTCTATACTCTTTCTTTTCCTCGTCCGTCATTTCATTCACCTGCTTTCAATCACAGGGCGGGTGTTCCCGCCCTGCTGCATTTCTTATCCCTGCACAACTTCCGTGATGTTGCCTTTGATGATTGCTCCATCATCAACAGGCTGCACGTCAAAACGGTCACGAACCTTGATTCCGGTCATGTCTTTCTCCCACAAACCTGCTGCCTTGTCGTTCATGTCGATGGTGATGACATTTCTGTCAAATAATGTGATAGCCTCTTTTAAGTCGCCCATATACACAGGATGCTTGTATGCGGACACCTTTGCATCGACTGTCGTTTCCTGCTCCTGTCCTTTGCAAGTTACAACATACTTTCCTTTCACGACTTTCCATGCTGTCACGTCGGACGTTGCGGATGCGTCGATTGCTGTGGTTGTTCCGTCGATTGCTAATTTGCTGCCGGAGATTGTGAACGCAGGTGAGTACACAGGTTCAGATTTCACAGTCCTGTTTGACACCTTGACAATCGGATATTTACCGAACAACATCATCTGTGTCGGCTGTGTAGGATTCGGCTGCAAAATATACTTTCCGTCCTTATCCTTTAACTTGTCGAGGTAGTTGTACCCGTTCTGATTTGCGATGACCATTGCTCCTGTTGTAATAGCAGGGTCGAGACCCACGTTGAACACGTCCTTGAGACTGTCGATTGTGGAAATCACAACCTCTTTCCCCTTTGTCATCTCGTCCGCAACCTTGAGAATCATCGCATTTCTCGTCGCCTTTGTTTTCTTGGCAATCCACTTGTTGATGTATGCCATGACATTGGCTGCGGTGTCCTCAAACAGTTCTGCGGTGATTTTTAAGATGCCACCCTTTTTCTTGATTGCATACACAATCTTTTTGAACTTCGGCTCATCCATGTCGGGGAAATCTGCCTCCTCGTCCACATTATCAAACGGGGTGGAATCTGCATCGACCTCAATGTTTCTCGAACCGCTCTTTGTGGTTACTCCCTCAACATTGACATACTGCTCCAGATTATCCTCTGAACGTCTTAACTCGATGATGTCTGTTCTGATGTCCTCCGGAACGGTGACACCGATACCCATTTCATCATCGTCTCCCTTTGTGGTGTCTGTGCTTAACGCATCCTTGTACACCTTGACATCTCCCTCGTCCGGTTCTCTCTTTAAGAATCCACACTTGACGATATTGACGAACGCTTTCACGAGGTTTTTCTTGTCCGCTTTTCCCCCGATGGTCTTTGCTGCTCCCGTCGCCACCTTGCCCTCGATCTCCTCATGTTCCTCCTCGTCCAAATCAAACAGGAGGTCAAACTTTTCCTGTAACTCTTTGAGTTCATCTTTTGCCTCTCTTGCCTTGTCGAGTTTTCCATCTTTCACAAGGCTCTTGACCTCATTCTTTTTGTCGTTGATTGCTTTCAACAGTTTCTGCATTTCCTTGTTCATGAATCATGTCCTCTCTTTCTTAAATTCCATACATGTCGAGGTCTGCAAGAATATCCTGCTTTTCTGCCTCGATTCTCTGTTTCTCTGCCTCTGCTGCTGCGTTGTTCCTGTTCTCCAGTTCTGCAAGCACCGCATTGACAATGTCCTTTGTGTCCGTTCCTTTGATGTTCTCCGGAACGTGACTGTATTTTTCAAAATAGTCGGATGCACATGCTGCGACTGCTGCCTTGTCATCAATCTCAACGTCGAAATACTCTGCCAGTTCCGCACCGCTGAACCACTTTTCTTTCGCCATGAAAGACTTGATTTTGTCTCTTGTCACACCCTCTTTCATGTGTTCCTCGTAGACATCAAGAATTGAATCTTCGCATAAATCAAGTTGTTTGATGACCTCTTTGAAATCATCTGCGTTTCCCCATGCCATACATAAAGGCTTGTGAATCATTGCTTGTGCTCCTGTTGCAAAATGCAATTCATCACATGCGAACATGATGACTGATGCGATAGATGCTGCCATTCCGTCAACATATCCGACCTTGTGTCCGGAGTATCGTTTCAACTGGTTATAGATTGCCAGTCCTGCGAATACATCCCCGCCACCGGAATTGAAATAGATGTCAATGTCCTCGTAGCCATCTAACTGATTGAGAAAATCTGCAATGTCCTGCGGACATCTGTCCTCCTCGTACCACATGGATTCCCATGTCGCTGATACAATGTCACCGTAGAAATACAAGGAACATCTGCTCTGCTCCTCGTCCTGCTCTAAATCCAAATAGCCGACATTCTCAACTTTTCCGCTGCGTTTATTTTTCTTTGTGAAATCAAAACGTCTTTTCTTTGCCATGATTATTCACCTCCCTCCTGTTCATCCTCGTCCTCTGCCTCGTCGGTTTCGTCCGGTTGGTCTGTGTCCGGCTGCTCTGTGTCCGGCTCTGTTTCTTCCGGTTGCTCCGGTTTCTCGGTTTCATCCGGTTCGGATGCACCTTTCAAATATGCTGCTCCCGCCATTGTTAGCGGAACGATACTGCCATTCGCAAGTAATGTGTCGCCACCCTCTCCATCGGGCAGGTCAAGTTTACGTCGTGCCTCATTCGGTTTCATAATTGAGCCACTGACACCATTTTTCAGATATTCCATTTGTGTCTTTGAATCCGTTCGGAAAAGAACTTTTTCGTTATATTTGTAATAAAAACCGTCATCCTGTTCCTCGTCTGTCAGCATTTTGTAGTTGATTTCCTCCTCGTACTGCTTTATAACAAACAACTCGGTGTCAACATAAAATGACAACTGCTGCAATTCGCTGTTCGCATAGGATGACTTTGAATAGTCGTTGATTTGATTCGGTTTCACACCGAACGCTGCTGCGATCTGCAATGCAGTGTATTTTTTTAACTCAAAAAATTGTGAATCCGACAGCTTGATGTCAAGAGGTGTCAATTTCATCCCTAAAGGTACGGGGATGATTTTTCCTGTGTTTCTCGCTCCGCTGCCGAAATCCTCAAACGATTTCACGAGTGCCTCTTTTGCTTTATCATTCAACTCTCCCGTGTATTCAAGCGTCGCTTTCGCTGTCAATCCGCTTTCATACAAGCTGTTCATGTACCTCTGTGATGCCGATGCTCCGGAGATTGTGTCACGGAGAATCTGCTGCACTGGTAAACCTGTCACACCGTCAAAACTGAATGATGTTTTGAAGTGCATGACCTCACTCGTGTCAAATACATACTGACTTCCGGATGTCGGGTCTGTGTAGACATACCACAAGCGTCCTTTTCCTGCGAATATGCCTGCATCATCCACAACAATCTGAACACAATTCGACTGCATCACCCACAGGTCAAGAATTTTGACCTCTCCTCCGTATTTCTTCCGGATGAATTTCTTTCTTATGTACACATAAGCGTTCCCGTAGTGATTGCGGTTGATTTCCACTGTGTTCCAAAATACCGTCGGTGTCATGAACGGGTTCGGTCTCTTGGTCAGCAGTCTCGACGTGTCCGTCTGTTCTGCCTCAATGATTCCTTTGTCCGTTCTCTGATAATATTTGATAGGCATTTTCGCAAGAGTTTCCGACAGCATCTTGAGACATGTGAAATATGTCACCTCTGATGTTGTCTTTCTCCTCCTGCTCAAACCCATACTCTCAAGGAATGACGGTGAGTTGAGCGTCATCACCCCGCCTGTCAGTTCCGTTGAATCACTGACCTCCGGTGCAGTTTCACCTTTCCACCAGTTCATCAAACTGTTTGCTATTTTTCTAAATGGGTTCATTCTTTCTCACCGCCTTTCCCCATGTATTTCTCATACATTTCAAGCCATTCATTCACAACCTCATTTGTGTCCGGCTTATACTCCTCTTTCATTGCTGCTTTCCATGCGTCAATGATTGCGTCAATCGGGTCGATTCTGTCCTCGTCGAGTGCCTTGTCGATTTTGATTTCACCGTAACTGTTCGAGATAGTCTTTGCGTTTGCAATCGACCACGTCAGCAGTTCATCGAACGGAACAACCTTTCCTTTTCCGACTTCTGTTCCCTCAATCACGACGTTTCCTGCTTTTATCTCCAGTCTGAAATCAACTGTTGCGTCATTGAGTTCCTTTGCTGTCTGTGTAATTGCCACAGAATCGAATCCCAGTGCCTCAAGGTCTGACAGGAACGCAGATGCGTTGTGTGGGTCATAACACACAAGTTGAGGTTTCAAATCATTCTGTTTGATTAAATCCTCAAGGTACTTGATGATGTACTTGTAATCTGTCTTTATTCCTCCCAGTGTCTCCGTGACTGTCACGAGACCTTTTGAAATCCATACATCATACGGAACTTTGTCCGTCTTGATATGCTCGTCCACTCTGCTCGCAGGTATGAATGAGTGAGTATGCACAAAATACTTTTTCACACCGTCAACCATGTACGGGATGACGATTGCGATGGATGTCAAGTCGCCTCCGGACGACAGGTCAACTCCGACATAGCATTTTGAGCCTCTGAAATCCTTGAGCGTTCGCAATGCTGCACATCGTTTCCAGTCTTTAATGTCCTTGATGTACAGTGCGTTTGACCACTGCATCCACATGTTTAACTGCTTAACGAGGAAATCTCGCAAATCCTCCCCGCCCATATCACGGGCAGTATTCGCAACCGGAACGAGATTCTCCAGTGCATCCTCGTCATATTCGAGAATCGGGTTTGCTTTTATCCAGTTCTCCTTTTTGTATAGGTCATCCGCTGTGTCCAACTGTGCTATATACACGAACTGACTGTCGTTCTCAAACACACCTTTCAGCAGATTGCAGCAATACTCATATAACTTGTAGCAAGGCGATTTCAAATCGAACCCCGCTGTCGTTATGACGGAGATCAGTGCGGATTTTAATTTCTTGATACCTCCCTCAAGCAGTTTGTACATCTGATTTGTCTTGTGAGCGTGGTATTCGTCAACGATTCCCAAATATGCACGGTGTCCGTCCAGTGACTTGGTATCTCCGGATAACGCCTTGATTTCCGAATGGGTACAGAGACAATCTATCGTGTGATTATGCTCATGCACCTTGAACCACTCCGACAAATCCTCGTCGGAATTGATGAATTTTACAATTTCATCAAAAACAATGTTCGCTTGGTCTTGTTTTGTCGCAGTGCAAAAGATTTTTCCGTATTTGTACCCGTCAAAATTGCCATAGTAACACGCTAAAATACCATTGATGAACGACTTTCCGTTCTGTCTGCCTAACTGTACATAGGACGTTCTGAACCGTCTGTGACCCTTTTCTTTTGTCCTCCACCCATTCAGAGACCCTAAAATGAAACACTGGAACGGGTACGCTGTCACATTTTCCTGTTCGTCACCCTCTGCGATTGTCAATTCTTCCGCAAAATTGATGATTTCCTCGGACTTTTCAACGTCGAAATAATATTTGTATGGTGCTGCTTTCGCTTTTTCGAGGTCGTCAAGATGCCTTTGACATGCCAGTCTGACATATTCACCTGCAATGATGACACCTGCAACGACATCAAGAGCGTATTGTGTGCAACGGTCGGTCACTGTTGCCCCTGCTGCCATTTATGAACTCGCATACTTGGCGAATTTGTTCTCCGGTTTTGTTTCCTTTGCTTTCGGAACTACCAACCGACACCGACTGCTGACCGTCATTCCGAAATCCGATGCCCCCTGCCGACATTGTTTCATACAGCGGTCTTGTATAATCATGAGACGCTCCCTCTCACCGTTCACAACCTCCCGTGTTCCGACCTGTACACGTTCCTGTTCTCCTGTGTCCGGATTCTCTCGCATCTCATAGACCGGAACATCGACCATCAACGGAGTTTCTCTGATTTTGTCCGTTATCTCGATGTATTGGTCTTGTGCAATCAGTAATCTCGCCAGTGCATCACAATCCACATTCGCAATGAGTTTGATTGCAAGCAGTTCTTTTGACAATTTCCGGAATTTCTTCTTTTGTTCCGGTGTCAAATATGCCGGAGGCTTGACTTTGTCGTTTGGGGCGACCACCTCCGCATTTTTTCTCGCCTCAATCTCTGCTTTTGTGAGGTGTTTTTTTCCTTTCATGACCACCAAATCGGTCGGTTGTCTCTGTCCTGCCATGCAGCATCAACCCCCTTTCCGTCCAGTGTTCACGAGTTTCGTGTCACATTCTGACACCTTTTCGTCACTCCCCTGTGTCCTGATTTTCTCGTGGGGAGTTTTCTCCAAAGAAAAAAGGGGGTGCGACTAAGAAACGGTCACATAAAACTTTTTCATATCCCCCTGCCTCTTTGAAATGGTAATCAATCAGCGACCTCAACTGTGTCTGTGTTGCTTTCATGCTTGCATTGCTCTGTTTATATAGTGCTGTGATTGTGTTGTGTGTCCGATGGCTCAAGGGTATCAAGTTCAATGGGTTCAACCTCTGCTCCCAGTCCTCCTCAAGTTCTATGATGTGGTGGATGGGGTCTGAATCTTTCAGTGTTATCAACTGGTGTTCAACATACAGAGCATATATATCCACATACTCATACACACTCATGATGACAGGTCTCAACTCCCGCCATTCCTTTGACAGATAGAACTCTGCTGCTCGTGGGTCTCTGCGTGTATTGTTATATGTCACATGCCTTGACTGCTGCCTTGCCTCGCACTGCTCGCACATGGTCAATGCCTGTGGGATAAGGCGACCGCATCCCTTACATGCTTTCAATAACACACTGCTCACTCCTCTCTGTCCATCGGTCTCCTGCTGCCTCTCATGCCTTTCAAGAGGCGGGCATACATCGCACATGATAGTGTCCTGCTGCCCGCATATAACAGGAGGGCAAACAGGCAAGAAAAAAGCGACTGCATCTCTGCAATCGCTCACTCAACTGTTCACGTTATCATATTAGCACGTTTATATTTGCTTTTGTTCACCCACTTTTTACCCCCGAAATCACCCTCATTTCACCCCGTTTTCACTCTCATTTCACTCCGATTTTGTCATTTTCGATTGCTTTTGCACCGAATAATTTGATTGAGAGACGTTCTGTCATTGATCTGCACCACTTTTTCGGTGAGTTCTTTCCGCATCCTGTCTCCCTCACAATATCCTCGTATGACTTGCCCTTGATATATACTGCCTCAAGTGCGTCGTACTTGTACCCCTCACCTGCTGCCTCTGCATCCTCTTTCAGCGATGCAAGAGCCTTTTTCATGTGCTCGAACAGAATGACCGTCTCTGCCTTACACTCTCTGATAGACTGGAGGAACGCTTTCTCTGCCGAAATGTTATATCTTGATACATCGTCAATCTGTGATACTTCCGAAATTGCATCCTTGATATATCGCTCTATTTCCCGATAATTCTCAAGATATACCTGTGTTTTCTGAATTGCTGTCATTTCTTTTTCTGTCTCCACGTCGTTTTCCTCCTTTTGACCTTTTCAGAGGCAATCCATGATATTTCCTCCAATTATTCGACTTTTCCTGCCTCCTCAGTCTGTATATACTCTCAAATGCGGTCAATGCCTCTTTTGCACTGATTCCCACTTTCAAAAGAGCATCTTGCAGGTTTTCTCCTCCTGCTGCCTTGATTTTCTCCGGATGCTCCGGAGATTCCGTCTTTTTCAAGACCGTTGCTGCCTCTGCTGCCTGTTCGATGATTTCAGACACCTCTTTCTCTGTCTTTCCCGCTGCCCGCAGTTTTGAAATGACGTTTTTCACCTTTTCCACGAATCCCATGTCTCCATCCTCCTCCACACCTAATTGAAAGGGAGTTCTTCGTCGATTCCGTCCGGAATATTCATAAAACCGTCACCTGCGTCCGAATACCCTCCGTTGTTCCCGTCCTGCTGCCCTGCTGCTTTCTTACTCTCTGCAAATTCCTGTTCCTCGACAATCACGTCCGTGGTATAGACCTTTTGACCGTCTCTGTTCGTATATGACCCCGTCTGAATCCGTCCAGTGACAACCACTTTCGTTCCCTGCTTGAGATATTTTTCTGCGAACTCTCCATCTCGTCCAAACGCAACGCAGGAAATGAAATCCGCTGACTGCTGCCCGTCTTTTGCTCCTCTGCGGTCAACCGCAAGTGTGTATCGTGCGATCGCCATTTCCTCCTGTGAATTATTCCTCGGTGAATATCTGACATTCGGGTCTCTCGTGAGACGACCCATCAAAATGACCTTGTTCATCCGTTTTCCCTCTCTTTCTGCAAAATATACTCATTCTGTGCTTTCTGCAATTCCGTGATGCCCTTTTTGAACTGTGCATCATCTCCATTCATGCAGATTTCAAACAATTCCTCGTATCTGTCAATATTCTCGGTGATGAACGCTGCCTCTGTCTTTGAGCGTCTCTGCGTGAGGAACATTCCTTTGATTGTCTCTCTCATGGTCTCGCAGTTCTGTCTCTCCTCCTCCGTTTCCGGAGGAGTTTCTTTCAGCATCTTATCGACAACCCTGTCCACCGCATCCGCAATCTGTTCTTTCCATCCGGATGACGCTTTTTCATCAATGAGTTGTGACTGGATGTCCTCGAACGATGCTCCCGCTGCTGCTCCCGTGATTCTGATGTCCTTTTTCCCTTTTGCTGCAATCAGAATCAAATCATCGTCATACGCTGCCATGTAATAGTCGAATTTTGCATTGAAATTCTCTTTCGGATTGATGATGACCTCCGGTTCACTGCTGCCCTCTGTCTGAATCATTACACCGATATATTTCTGACCCGTTCCCTTTGCCTCGATGAATAATGCTTTTAATTGCCCTTTTTTCACTTTCCTGTTCCTCCATTCAGCATCCTCTCGAATAACTGCTCATATAATGCCTTGTATGTGTCACGCTCCGTCTCAAGCCTCACAACGATCTCCGATGTCTCTCCTGCTGCCTCCTGTGGCTTTTCGGTTTTCTTTTCTTCTAACGACTGCTGCATCGCTTGAATTTTGTTGCGATAGTATTCAATTTCCTCCTGCTGTTTCTGAATCGTCTCATTGTACTGCTTTGATGTCTTTCCTCCACCGCTCAACTGTAAGGAAATCATGAGAGCGATGTCGATGTTTTTCATTTCTTGCTCCGATACCTGCCCGATGTAGTTATTCACACGGTCGGTCGATACTGACGATACCTGTTCACACAATACTGTGGATAATCGTCCGGTACTGCGGACGGTCACATGTGTCGGGAGGTCTGTTTTCGGTTGCGTCGTCATATACACAACCTCAATCACTCCGGAGTGCTTGTTGTTCTCGTCATTGCTGACTACAACTGCGGGTCTGTCCGCAAATTGTTCACTCCCGTTCGTCGCCCCCCCGTGCGATATAGAATATTTCTCCTCGTCTGATTTCATTCATTCTCCTGTTCCTCCTGTTTAACTGTTTGTCCTTTTTTCACTTTCCGCTCTCCTCTTCCTTTATGATGAAATCCACAAGTTCTTTTCCGTCTTTTATTTCCTTGTACGGTTTCATACCTGCCATTATTTTTCCTAATTCTCCAAATCCGCACGGTATATCGCATCTCATTCCGTCTGTTCTTTTATTTGAAATATATTTCACAAGCACGGTTTCTGTCCTTACCTCTGCTTTCTTCAAACACAAATCTGCAATGACTGGTGTGCAATCCCTTAAAATTCTGTAGAGGTTTTTTGCGTATTCCTCTGCTTCTTGTGCCGAATACACTTTCACATATATTGTTTTCAATCTTCTTTTCCCCCTGCAATGATTCCGACTGCATTTTCAATCATGATATACTCCTCACCACCATCAATATACCCGTCACCATTTGCTCTAATATCTGCACAGATCTGATTGAGGTCTGCTCTGTCAAATGGTTCTCCGTTCTCGTTCATGAGTGATGTTGCCATGATGCAATATCCGTCCTCAAGACCTGCAAACTCCTCAAGGATATATGTCACAAGCACTCTCACGGTGCGTCCTGTGTTCTTTCCGTCCTTGAACTCCATCATCTCAAGGATGTCGCCTTTTTTATAGTCTCTGTCATTCTTCCGGAGTTCAAATGTCTTTTCTCCGGATGCAACCTCCTCAAAAAATGTCGCTCCCAGTTTAATGTGATGCACTTTCTGACCGTTCTCCTGTGTGTCTGACGGGAGGTTGTTCATCTTCTCCTCCTCTGCCTGTTCACGGAGTTTCTTTTTTGTCTCACGGTCGATTGCATCCTGCTCCTCGTTATATCTCTGCTCCTCGGTCTTGTAAGCCTCTGCACGGTTCTTGTACTGGTCGCATGAGGTACATGTTCCGGTCTTTACGTTGCAGGTCTCGTATTCGGTGCAGGAATAGCAGATTGAGGTGATTCCCTCCGGATGCGGTGTCTCATAATCGTCGCCCGCTTTCTTTTCCTCCGGAGGATTCATGCTGTTTTCGGATGACTGCTGCCCTGCTGTGTCTGAATCTGACACGGTGTCCTGCTGCCCTGCTGCATCCTGCTCCTGTTCCGGTTTCTGCTGTGATTTCATGTCCTTAATTTCCGTATAGGACAATTCTCCGTTTTCCTTGTATTTTGCAAGTGCCTCCTGCTGCATCTCCGGAGACATCCCGCTCAACTCATACGCTGCGGAGAATGTGAGACGCTCGTTGTTGAGTTCCTCCCGAAACTCCGGAATCAGATTGTTGTTGACGCTCTCAATCTGTGCGATCTTGGTCTTTGACATCTTGAGCATTGAGGCGATGACATCACGGAGGCGACCGGACTGGAGGTCATATCCTTTGATTTTCTTTCCATCCGTTTTCATACGCTCAAGACACGCTTTGAGACGCTGTTCCTCCTCGATGACATCCTTGAGAGACTTTGTCCGGTATGCGTTTGCGATGATGATTTCCACCTGCTCCTCGTCCTCGTCCTGCGGTGTGGTCAGTTTGCAGGTCGCAATCTCAAAATCTTTATATCCCTGCTCGACAAGGTGCTTGAGTGCAAGCCACCGTCTCTCACCTGCGACGATTCTATATTCACCCTGCTCATTCGGTTCAAATACAACCTCAAGATTCTGTTTGAGACCATACATGAGGATGTCTCCTGCCAGTTCCTCAATATCTGCCAAATCGTAGAAATTGAGTTTGTTCCGGTACATCTTGAAAATTGAAATGTCCTTTGTCCGGAATCTCGCTCTCGGTGATTCGTCAACTCCTGCCTTGCTGTTCTTGTTCAGTGCGTCCATGACGCTGAATCCTGTTGCCATGTTCTTTCCTCCTGTTTTCTCCCGTCAGTGCGGTCACGATTTCTTTGTATTCCATTTCACACTCGAAAATCTGTGCGTCGAGTGCGTCCAGTCTCTTGTATAACTGGTTTTCAATGCTTTTCGGTACTTTCTCGCCATTCCGCAGCAATATACCGATTATCTGATATTTACTCTTGCAGGTCAGTTCCGTCAAAATCTGAATCTGTTGCTTTTGATTCTCTGCTCTCCGGAATGACCCGCATATCTCTCTTTCGGTCACACGCATCCGCTCCCCTATTCTGTTAATTTCTGCTTTTTGGTCTCTGTACGCTCGACGTTTATCTCGCCTTTGCTATTCTGTGATATAGATGCTTTGACCCCCCCTCGGAGGTTCAGAGTGACCTTTGCCAGTCCTCCGGTGTATATTTCCTCGACTGCTGCCTTGAGAATGTTCACGATGCCCTCACTGCATCTCTTTTCCGGTGCTGCTGCCTCTCCGAACAATGCAGCGACGTTCTGCATCGCCTTTTCTTTTCTCTGTTTTTCTTTCTGATACTCAACCGCCTGTTCGCAGGTGCAGGACATTGTCGCCTGTTCCTCTGCCTGTGGCTGTGTCAGTTTCTCCTCGCTGTCGATCTGCACCATCTGTCCGCAGAATCGACATGGTGCTGTGTTGATGATGTTTCCCATGTTCAAATCTCCTCTCTAATCAAAATCAATGAATTGTTCCGCTTTGAATCGGTCTCCCATATCCATGAAATAACCGTATAAAAATTCTTTCTGTTGCTTTGTCAGATTTTTCATGTTTGTCACTATATATCCGGTATATCCTGACGGATTGTGAATCAAGCAATATCCCTTTACCTCTGACAGAAAATCTCTCATGAGGTGGTCAATTTCATTGTCTCTGTTTTCTTTTACCCAGTTCCAATATTCCTCCGTGAACCCTTTTTCCTCACAGATTTGTTCTGCTGATTCCTCATGAGTTCCGAACGGTGATTCAGTGAAAACTCCTGTCGGAGACAACCACCCGAACTCTTTTTCCTCCGTGTCCTGCTGCCCTGCTGCATCCTGCTCCCGCTGCATCTGTGGCATTATTCCATTGTTGAAATTTTCGAGATGCTTGGAAAACTTTTCCATGTTCATCTCACGCTCAATGATTTCCTCATATTTCAGAGGTTTTCCCTCTTTCCCGTCCTTGAGCATGACCATCCGGCACGTTCCCCATTCCATCTCACTGAATCCCAAATCGTAGCACTCCATCACATAAAACAATCCCGTTTTCAAATCCGGATTCATGCGAATCTCGACCATGTCAATGAAATTTTTATTGTCCAGTGCATCCCATACGATGTGAAAGTAATATGCAAAACCTTTTTCAAACGATTCGCACTTTCCCGAACCGTCAAGTGTTATGCAGGTGTCGCATCCTCCATTAGTGTGGTGTTTGCATGAACTGTTGTTGCATGTGATTTTTCTCTTTCCCACGCTCACCCCTCCAGTTCCTTGAGCAATTCATGAACCACATTGCGATAGTCCTGTGACACGATGCAGTTCTTTGAAAACTGCGGGAGGACTGCCATTCTCATGGATGCCTTTTCCGCTACAATCGACCGACGAATCGGTGTGACAAACATGTCAAATCCGGAACTGTTTTTCATCCACTCCTCGAAATCCAGTGATGTCTTGTTTTTCTGTCTCATGGTCACAAGACCTTTGATTCGGAGTTCCGGATTGATTTCCCGCAGGTCGTCAACCTGCTCCTGCAAATTGTGAATCGCCTCGTTTTCGTAGCCTCCAACCTTTACGGGTGCGATGACGAGTTCTGCTGCCAGTAGAATGTTAATGACCACCATGTCAAGCAGACGACCACAATCACAAATACAATAGTCGTATGCCTCTGATATTTCCTCCAGTGCATCCCGCAGCCTCGTGACTTGGTTTGCCTCCTGCTTGAGCAGCAGTTTCATGTCTGTCTGCATGAGATACCCGTTTGCG